TAACGTAGCTGCAGGAAGATCACAAACTATGAGGTCTAAACACCTACTACAAGACGATGGATTCAGTCATGCTGTAGACGTAGTAGCGTATGTAGGTCCAGATGTATCATGGGAACTGAACTTGTATGATGACATCTGTGATGCTTTCAAAGAAGCAGCTATAGAAGTAGGTTGCAGTATAAAGTGGGGAGCAGCTTGGAGTGAAGGTGACATAAGAACCTATCCAGGAACCTCAGAAGATGCTATGATGGCATACATAGACCTAAGACGTTCTCAATCCAGAAGACCCTTCATTGATGCCCCACATTTCGAGAAAATGTAATGGAGATGTTAGAGTTCATAGCCCAGTGGTTAGCTACACCTCTTGCTTTTGTAGTATGGTTTCTATTTATGAAGTCAACAAAGAACGAGAGAGACATTGCAGTATTACAAGCACAGTATGAATCTAACAGACTAGCCTACGACAGAGAGATGAAAGAACTGAAAGAAACTGTTAAGGCAATCTTTAACAAACTAGACAATATAGAGCAAGCATTAAGAGATAAGTAATGGACCCAGTAAGTTGTGTTATGATGGCATCAGGTGCTTTCAAAGCATTGAAGGGTGCAATTGGTGCAGGTAAAGACTTGCAGGAAATGACAGGACAGCTTGCTACTTGGGGTAAAGCTTTCTCTGACTTTACTAACTTAGAGGAGCGTCAAAAGAATCCCCCTTGGTGGCAGAAAACTTTTAAAGGCAGTGATGAAGAAACTGCTATAGAAATATTTGCTCAAAAGAAAAAGATGGAACACATGAGACAAGAGATAAAAGATCACATCTCTTGGAATTATGGTCCTGCAGCATGGAAAGAAGTCCTTGCTATAGAGGCTCAAATGCGTAAGCGTAGAAAAGAAGAACTCTATAGAAAACAAGAGATGATTGATAACGCTATTAACTTTACTATAGGTTTTTTAGCTTTTGCTACAGGTGCTATAATACTAATAGCTATCTTTTATTATATAGGAAAAGTACAAGGCAGGTGGTGAGGTTAGTAGAGGTAAACTATAAGTGGATAGTTTATGATGTCGATAACAAAGTTATAATTATTACAAGAAATAAAAATATTGCTATAAGATATGCGAGGAAGAATGGCACATACGGTGATTGATGATTGGAAAATTATACCAAGGCTGATGATGTTAGCTGTAACTATACTAACATATCAAGCTGTACATTGGTATATGGCTTTACCTGATCCAACAATACAACAGTCAGGTCTGGTATCTGTGTGCATGGGAGCTTTAACTGGCTGTTTTGGAATCTGGATGGGTAAAGAGTCAAGAACTACTGTGACTCCAACAAGGGTGATACATGAAGAATCTTATAGCAAGTCTGATTCTAGGTAGCCTACTAGCAGGTTGCGTATTGAATCCAATGAACCTACTTGGTGGTGGGAGTGGGCCTAGTGTCAATGCAAATACACAGGCAGGTAAAACAAACTCACAGACTCTAGGTAATTCTACAAACACAGACCAAGAGATTAGCCTACAGAATCTTGAAGGGAACTTAAATCAAAGTAACGATAAGAATAAAGTAAGTACTGATAGTGTGGAGAATATAAATATAAATGAGATTCCACCTTGGGTATTGATACTTCTAGTACTAGGTTGGCTAGCACCTAGTCCACATGAAATGGGACGTGGTTTACTTACTCTTATTGCAACAATAAGGAGAAAGAAAGATGGCAGCGCGGCTTAAAAAGTCAAAGATGAAATGCAATAAGCCCAAAGCTACGCCTAATCATCCTAGTAAATCACACGTAGTAAAGGCATGTTCAAATGGAAAAGAAAAGGTTATCAGGTTTGGTCAAAAAGGTGTCAGAG